CCTTAACACTTATTGAAACAGGAGTCCATTGTCTTATATGCCTTCCATCACCGTGAATTAATATAGGTTGACCATTAAATGCTCTCAAAATAGACTTAGGAAACATTTTTTCTGGATGCTGGTGTTCACCAAATTGATTTGCCAATCTAATATACTTAACATCTACTCCAAAAGTATGCTTCAACGCACCCAAGTATAAATCTTGTGCTGCTTTAGAGGCAGAATATGGATTATTAGGAGCAAATGGAGTCTTGGGTGTAAACCAGAATTTTTCGTCTGTTTGATCTAAAGGTATCTCACCATATACTTCGTCCGTCGAAATATGATAAAAAGTGTTTATGTTCTTTAACCCTATTCTATCAATTAGGTTTGGTATTAAAAGCACATTTTCTTTATAAACTTCTGAAGTATATAAACTCTTAGTAACATGACTTCCAGAAGCAAAATTTAAAATATCAAATGATAGTAAACTCATAATATCGCTATGGAAACTATTAATATCACAATCAATTCTTATAATGTTTAATTCTGAGCAAAGTTTCCTATAAGTTTCAATATTATAATCAGTGGAATAATCAAGTCTATCTATAGAAATAATTTCTTTATAGTTATTTCTGATAGATTTAAGTTCCTTAAGGAAATTTATGCCTATAAAACCTCAGACCACCAGTTACAATAAGATTTTTTTTCATTTTGTCTCCAATTTATATATATTATAACACAAATTTAATATCTTTAAATTAATTATAAATAAACATTAAAGGATTAAATTTTCTATGAGTAAAAAAAATTGTTATTATGTGTATTTTCTTCTAGATACTAGAAGAAAACAAAAATTTATTTTTAGGAATTTTGAGTTTGATTATGTTCCATTTTATGTAGGGAAGGGAAAAAATTATAGATATGCTGATCATTTTCAATATTCAACTCTTTCAAAGGAAAATAATAGAAAAGCAACAAAAATTAAAAGCATAATAAATGAAACAAATAAAAATCCAGAAGTTGTTATTGTTTACAAAAATTTATCTAATGAAGATGCTTTAAAAATTGAAAGTGATTTAATTTCCGAACTAAAAAGAATAGAAGATGGTGGGATACTAACAAATACAACATTAGGTGGAGAAAATCCACCCGCTCTCTTTGGTGAAAATAACGGTTTCTTTAAAAGACACCATACAGAAGAATCTAAAAAAATAATGAGTTTAAAGAAATTAGGTAAGAAATTAAATAAAAATCATATTGAAAAACTTAAGCAATCACATATGGGTGCAAAGAATGGTTTTTTTGGAAAAAAACATTCAAAAGAAACTAAACTATTAATGAGTAAAATAAAAAAAGAAAAGAAAAAGAAACAATATATACTTTCATTAACTGATGGTAAAGAATTAATCGTTGAAAACTTAAAGCAATTTTGTATTGACAATGGTTATACCTATAGTTGTATATGTAATCTAGTAGCTAAAAGAATAAAAAAATGTTATGGGTTTATATCGGCAAAAATAAAACCCCCTGAGAATTCTCAAGGGGTTTGATTTGTTTAATTTAAGTTTTCACTTAAACAATTCGTCATCAGAAAGGCTATCAAGATCTATGCCAGCGTCTTCTTCCTTAGCTGGTTCGTCCTCGACTTCAGCGGTTGCTGCTTTTGGTTTTGTAACTGGTTTAGGAGCAGCACTTGTTGTTTGTGCTTTAGGTGTTGCTGGGGTTGGTTCTGAAGGTGTTTCTACCGCACCACTGTCTTGTTCAGAACCTTCGGCTGATCCCCCAGATTCACCAGTTGGTGTATCAAGTAATTTCTTGAGATCTTCGTAACCACGGAGGCGACCAGCGACTTTCTCTTGAAGATTGTGGATTTGTCCATGAATAACATCAAGATCGTCTTCACTACCAATAGCAGATGCAGCAGAACTAAAGTGACTTGATTCGTAGTTATTGAACTCACCCTTCTTCTTAATAACTAAGTTGAAGTTATAACCTTCAAATGGATCAAAGAATGGAAGTTTCTGATCGAAGAAAGCATCCTTAAACTTCTCAAAGATTTGAGGACCAACTTCCCAAACAAGAACCTTACCAGTTTGATCTTCTTCGGTTCCCTTGCGAGGATCATCTACAACAAGCACATTTACATAGTAACGAGGTTTGCGGTTGTATGCTCTAGCTAAATCTTCTTCAGCCTTTGATGCAGAACCAGCATTTACTTTGGTCCAATATGTGCGAGCTTTTTCACAAATTGGGCACTTATGTTCCTTGCCATTTGTAGTTGGGCAAATGGTATAGACTCTCTTTCCATTGCTTCTAGTATAAATGTGAGCGAAAGCCTCAAACCAAGGTTCGTCCAAACCATCATTTATATGGACATTTGGTAATACCCTAAGAACATAGTTTACTTTTGGTTTATTTGAAGGAAGTGTTGGATTAAATTTCCAACTGTTGTCATATGACTGACCTTCATCCTTCTCTTTTATTTTGCTAACAACCTCGTTGTAGCGTTCTTTTACTGACTTGAATTTACTCATAGATGTTTCCTTTCGTTTTCTATTCGTTTGCTTTTGTGTATTGTAGCAGAGCTAATTAATGTTGCAATGTCCAAGAAATTTGGATTTAGAATTTGCATTTTCCGTATCGTTGAATTGCGTCTTTTTTTAATAGGTCTTTAAACTCTTTATTAAGTTTATCTACTGCCTCCCTTTCCGACATACCAAAGAAATCTTTTAAACCAACAACACAGTCCCAAATATTTATATTCTGTTCGTATACCATTTTTTTAACTATTTTATTGTATATCTTTTTTACTTCAAGATGTGCCTTATTCGGAGTCATACCGCATTTTTTACCTAACTCGTCATATGTCAAAGGTTTAGAAACTGATTTATAATTCATAGATTATTCCTTCTCATCAAAATCTGATAATATATCATCGTCCCCATTTGATGATGGGGGTTGTTGTGCCTTTGATTCATTAAACTTTTTTATGTTTTCTTTTGTTTTTTCTTGTCTTGCATTTCCAGAGGCATCAATGAAGTCATTAATTCTCATATGCTCATAATCAACTTGAACAAGGAACCCAGAACCGTTCTTGCTAAATCTAGATTTTGCTACATGATAATAAAGTTGATTATTGGCTGCTAAGTCTTCGGTTCTGCTAACCATAATCATAACATCTGCTGTCATTGGAATACCCATCGAATCAGATGTTTTCTCAAGTCCTATTTCTGATTCTTCATAACCAGAACGATTAACTTGAACCGCACTAAGTATAGGTACATTTAATTTGACTGCGACCGCTCTAAGTTCCTCTGCAACAGTCTTTAACTTACCATAAGTATTATCACTAAAAGCTTTACCATTTGGAATCATTAATCCAAGATAGTCAACCATTATAAAGTCTGGTTTAAACCCATTTCTTTTTACTTGAAGATCCTTAACAAGTGCCAAAAGTTGATTTGCACTCATTGAGGCGGGTGGGTATTCTTTAATTATTAATCTACCAAATGGTTGTCCAGAAGCTTCTGCGAGTCTCTTCTTATCAAGCAAATCTTGCATTAATCTATCGGGATTCATTGAAAGATCTGCCATGTTGATACCAGTTAAGTTAGCATCAATTCTATTAGCAAGAATGTCTTCATTAATTTCAAGCGACACATAAAGACCATTCAAACCTTGCTCAATGAGTTTCTTAGCAGCATCACCAAGAATAAGAGTCTTACCAACATTGGTTGCTGCTCCGAAGATACCAAGCATCTTCCTTCTCCAACCACCACCAATATGTTCATCAAGTGAAGGAGTGCCAGTTTTAATAACTTGTTCTGGCGACTTCATTCTTTCAACACGTTGGGCGATATCTTCAAAATAATCCAATCCAAGAGATTCATCAAAATTTACATGAGAAGCATCAATTACCTTTTTAATAGCTTCGTTTCTTTTACCAGCTTCCATTAAATTAACACATTCAACAAGTGCCAACTCAATTCTTTTTTGTTGAATAAACTCTTTAGTTATTTCATTTAACCAATCAAAATAATCTTCTTTCTCAAATTTTATAAGAGAAGCGGAGGTTACAACTTCAATACAAGGTTGTAAATGCTCCGCTTTCTTTAAGATATTTGGTATTTCAGTATCACAAAGGATTTGAACCGAAGGTTTCTTGTGATGTTTCACGTAAAATTGTTGGACCGCTCTAACGACTACCGCAGCCGCTTTAGAGAAAAATTTATAATCAATTTTATCTATAAAACGAGTGAGATAATCATCAAAACTGATTAACCCTTTTATAATATAAAGTTCTGTTCTATCGTCAATCTGCATTCGTATTTCTCCTTCGGTTCAATCTTACCATATTTTATGGTCAACAATTTCCCCGTCAATGGAGTTTTATTTATCTTCTTTCTCCTCTTCGGTTTCCAACTCGTCAAGAACTTTATCTGCTTCTAAAACACTACTAAAAGAAGTTAATGTTTGAATCTTTTCATCCATCTCTTTAATTACAGTTTCCCAAATTTGTGCATTTTCAGCTTTATATAACTGACTTTCAAAGAAGGTCTTATCAAGATGCTTGACATTTATTCTTGTTCCTGTCTTTTCAAAGACACCAGTATTTAAAGCATCGTCAAGTAAACCATACCACTTATGAAGACCATTCTTGAAACTTACAAGAATCTCACCATTTGAACCTTCTGGAACGAATCTATTTTTTGTAGTAGTTGCTCTGATTATGAAATGAGTTGCTAATTTCTCAATTTCACCACTAGCTTGCTTAACCTCTTCTTTTTTAATTGTCTTCTTAAGATTAATAATGATAGAACAAACATAATTGAAACCTTCACCACCAGCAAATACTTCTTGGGAACCTAATGATGGGTTCTGTGGATTTATTGGTTGGTCATATGTATGATTAGTTACTAACATAGCGGCATTGTTATAGGCAATAGCATTAGTTAATACACGAGAGCATGCTCTCAATTCTTTTGCTCTAAGACCCATATCAGACGCAACATGTCCATCTCTTGCGTTGGCAAATTCTTTGTCAGTTGAAAGGTTTCCTAAAGAGTCAACGACTATGAAAATCTTTTGATCGGGGTCCATCTTGTGGATTGCTTCAACAGTATTAAGAACTTGGGTCTTTAAATCGTTAACAGTAGAAATTGATTTAAAACCTAAGTTATCAATATCTACACCTAATCTAATCAAAAATTCTCTATCAATTGAACTTTCTGATTCAAATACAAAGCAGAGATAATCATTCGCTTGTGCTTCTCTTAAAGCATTACCACACACGAATGACTTACCTACACCCTTTTTACCACAAAGACCAGTAATGCGACGATGGGGAATACCCTTGGAGTAACTTCCAGATGCTACTCGATTGAGAATTAAAGATCCAGTAGATATAAAACTATCAACTTTAGTAAGTTTACTATCTCCGAAGATTTCAAAGTTATTATCCTTACCCATAGTCTTCATGAATTCATTTAATAGATCCTTAGACTTTGATGGTTTCTTTGGTTGGTCATTCTCTGGTTCATCAGCAGCACCAGCAACATCTTTTGGTTTTCTACCCATAAATCTCTCCTTGTAATAATTAAAAGTATATGTCCAATATTTTATAATTCAACATTAGAAAATTATAAATAGTTTCATCGGAGCTTATTTATGTCTAATATTTTAAATTTAACAAAAGAGTTTGAAAAATTAAATAATGATTTTATTATTCTTGAAGGTTTATTTTCAAATATAGCTAAAGGATTTGATAAAACATTATTTGGCGCTCAAAAGTTTTTGAAAGGAGCTGACCAAGCAACAGTTGATAGAATAAATGCTAAAGTAGATAATATTCTCAAAGCAGATACAAATAAGTTAAAGACCGCTTTTGATATAATTAATAGAGCAACTACACAAAGAAATCAAAAATTAAAAAATGTTGTTACGCAGTTAAAGAGCGAAATAAGTAATTCAAAAAAGATTGACCCAAATCAAAAATCTTCTTTTATTAAATATTTGGATGCTAGACTTAAAGCTTCAAATGATATCATTGAACCATTACAAAAAATTAAAAATGCGATTTTGGATCCTATAGATCCGTTAAATGTAAACGACCAAACCGATCAAGGCACTCAAGGCACTCAAGGTGCTCCAGTCGTTCAAGGTAATGATAATCAACAGACTATTACCCAACCACCACCAGATGTTCCACAACAAAAATTACAAACCCCCAAGCAGAATAATAAACCAAAGAAATCTGGAAAAACTCAAAAACCATTAAAGCAAAAAAATAAACCAAAAGATGCTTTAGAAACTGGTTTTGATCAAACAAATCAACGAGAGTTAGATAAAGATAATCCAGAATTTGAAGAATCTTACCAAGTAAAATAACCTTCAATATTACTATGATTTAGAGAAGGTTTTTCCCATTCAAGAAGATCAAAAAACTTCTCTAATGGAGTAAGGAAAGCCTTCTCAAATTGTTTCTCACGATCAACATAATCATCAATCTCGAATTTAGAAACCCAAGATTCCTTATAAGTCAAAATATCACTTTGCCACTTTTGACCTTTTTTCATATGGACTAATTTGACTTTATCGCCTTCGTATATTGAATCATAAGTAAGTTTTAACTCTGGGTTATCGTCAAGATAATCATTATAGATTATGCTACCTCTGATATGAATAGGGGTTTGTTTAAATCTTCCATCAGCTAAAAACTTTTCATAGTACTTATTTAGATTATTAGCAGTACTTGGAAAACTAATATCAATAATACTAGCAGTCATAAATTTTTCTCTAACTTGCTTTATTCTTTCAACAAACTTATCTCTATCAACATATTTAAGAAGTTCAAAGAGATATTCTTTCATGTATTTCTTAGCAAGAGGTGGTGTTGATGATCTAACTAATTCAATACCAGTTGCTTTGACTTTATCAACGGCAACATTAGCCTCACCATCATAAACAACCCACATAATATATTTTTTCTTTTCAAGGAAGATAGAACGACGAGCGACCTTTTCTACCTTAAAAGAAATAAGATTCTTTTTACAGTTATATTTCTTCTCTGTTAATATAACCATTGATTTATTAATTACTGCGGAAATAAAAGGAACAATTTCTTTGTTGATAGTATCAATAACTGGTTGCATTTCCTCTGGAATTATTGAATCTTTGTTTTTGAGATTTAAAGAATTTACAATCTTACCAATATCAATGTAGATTGAGTCAGTATCGCAATATATTGAAACATCTTTTATATTCTGTGCATTATATTTCTTTGCTAACTCCGAATCTGCAAACTTCTGTTCAAAATATCCATTCACAGTATCATTTACTGTTTTTGTTATTGATTGACCAGTTAGGGTAACTGCCATAGCATTATCAAGATCATAGAATCTTGAATATGGGGTAGAAAGATATCCATAAACAGAGTTAATAAGAATCTTGTAGTTTAACTGTAAACTATCGTAAAGAACTTGGGCATCTTTATCCCCATTCTTTTCGGCTTCAAGCATCTTCTTTTTGTATTCTTTTCTCTTTTTAAACCATTCGTCAACGAATCTAGGAACAATCCCGACTTTATCTTGCTTATAAACAGCACCATTACCAGCAAGACAGAAATTGCTACCTATTATCATTTGAGATAATTCTTTCATAGAAACACTAACACCAGTAAATGTAGTTTCGTAATCTTCAATTTCTTTACCACCAATAAGTTTTCTCAAATCAGATACAACAGAAGATTCAACTTTACCAACCTTAGTTTCTGGTGAAATATTCCAACCAATCATAATTGATGGATAAAGCGAAGTAGCATCAAAAGATACTGTCCACTCATGAAGACCCTTAATTGGATCTTTAACATAACCACCAGGAAACTTAGTTGCTTCTAAATCTCTATTAACATCTGGAAGAACGATATTTTCTTCAGCAAGTTTAGAAAGGAAAGCACCATCAAGAACCCTTACAGTCTTTTGATAGTGATCAAAAGGCACTCTACATCCATAACAGAATGAAAATAGAATGTTAAGGAACCCCTTTTTAGCTTCAAGTTTCTTTAACAAACGAACGTCGTGAACGTTATATTCAACATACTTTTGCCAGTTGTTATATAAATCAACGAGTGTACCTTCATACTGTAACTTCTTTTCACCAAGAATTTCCTCGGCAATACTATCAAGTTTCCAAGATGGTTTAGCAGAGAAAGTATAAGTCTTAAAGACTTCCAAAAGATCAATAGTAGAAATACCACCAATCATATATGTCTTTTTAACCTTACCGTTCTTTAAGGTTTGTTCTGATTCTCTAACAACACCAAGAGGACTTAATGCTGTTTCTGCACCCTCGCCAAATAGATTTTTAATTCTATTAATGATATATGGAATATCATAAAAGTTACTATTCCACCCAGAAAGGAAATCTGGGTGCTTAGAGAATACAAATTTCATAAATTCACGAAGTAAAACCTCTTCGTTCTTATAAATGAATTTTGTATAATTCTCGTTAGCATCATCAAGGAACTTTGTATCAAAGTCCTTTTCTGCAAAGATGTAGTACTTATTGTCTTTGGTTGACCAAACAGTTATAATAGTGATGGGTGAATTTGCATCTTCTGGTTTAGGAAAACCAGAAGTGGAATGCACCTCAATATCAATATACCAAATATCAAACTTTGGAATTTTTAACTCTTGACCTAAGTAATGAGAAATGATAAACTTTGTTTCTATTGGAACATCAGACTCAAAGAGCTGAAGACCAGTAGATTTAAATCTCTCGATTTTCTGCTTATAATTCTTCCATGTATCACATTCAATTCGTCTTGCAGGATCACCGAAAATCGTTTTATAATCTGGATTCTTTAAAGTCTTATCTTTGTAATAGAAATACAAAGGTGCAGGAAGTCTCTTCTGCACCTTTATATCGCCTTCATATTCAAATAAAACTATTTCGGATCTGCGGTGATCCATGAAGACATTGCTATACATCAGTCCTCCTTTTTCGCCTCCACAAATGCGGTTTCGGTTTTTGCGGCTGGGATATTTATCATGGAGTGAGCAAACTCCTTTGGATCAATACCCATCGAGATTAAGATATCTCTAGCGAGAACATAATCATTCTGTGCTAACTCAGTACGAATTGCCTCACGGAATTCTTGAGCAGACTCTTTAGAGTAGCAACGACGCTTCTGAATCTCTTCATCAACGCGATACTCTTTCATTTCCTTGCCAATATGACCGTTATCATACATCTCAATAACGAGTTTAAAAAGCATCTTTGGCTTTGGAACTCTTTCTTCTTTTGGAACTTTAGGCATAAAGTTATCTCCTTATGCCCAAAATTGTATGTCCAAGTTAAACCTTGTAAAGTTTAGTATATAAAGAGATATTTTCTGGATTCTCTAACCATCTTCTGTTTAACTCGTTACGACCAACCTCTAGATATTTCTTTCTTAAATCTTGGTCCTTTTCAAAGTTTTTTAGTGCTTGATACCATAGATCTGCTTTATTCTCAATCACAAATGAGTCTTTTACAAGATCATACGGACCCATACCATTACCTATAGAAGAACAAATAGAAGGTAATCCAACTGCACTATATTCTAAAAGTTTTAAATCTGATTTTGCATAGTTGAAAATATGGTCTTTAACTGGCACTATACCAACATCAGCATCCACAGCATCTAGATGTGCTGGGTAGGTGTAAAATTCTTCCCAATCATGGAATTCAACTCTTCCAAGAAGTGATGGAGGACATGTACCAAGGAATACCCATTCAAATTCATTTAAAGTCTTTTCAATAACTGGAAGTAAAAACTCCATATCACCACCACGAGCAATATGTGATGCTGAACCTGTCCAAAGTATTCTTAATTTACCAGATTTGCTTTTATTGTATTTGTCTCTTTTTCCACAGTTACCCCAAAGGAACTTAGGTAAGAAATTTGGAATAACATGAGAATGTTTAATACCATGTCTTTCCTCATAATAATCTTTTAAAAACTGTGTACTAAAAGTAACCATATCCGATAATTTAAATAGTTCAATTAAATTATCTTTTCTGGTTTGTGTGTAATACTGATAAGCGAGTATATTGCAGTCTTCAATTTCATGAACCAAATCATCAATGTCATAAGTTAATTTAGTTTGGAAATTATATTTTTTAATTAAATTTTTATATTCTGTAAAGATTGCTTTTTGTGCTTCAGTTACTTGTCTCTGGAATCGTATCCAATTTGCTCTTTGAATAAAAGACACATCAAAATTAAAACCAAACATAAAAGGACTGTCAAAATTTTGACTAGACATTAAATAACTAAAAGGAACAATACTTCTATAGTATCCACAACCATTCTTGTCAGATGGATAATTTATAACCAAAGTTGGATGTCCTTTATTGGGTGGTCTAAACATTTTTGGTACATTTTCGGTCATAAAAAGGATCTCCTAATAAAAATCATCTTATATAGTATAATTATATTATAAATCCAAAATTATCTTTGGTAGAGAGGTATTTATGAAAAAACAAGGACCAAGAATAAAGAATGTAATTAGAAAGAAACGCCCACAGGCAGAGAAATCTAGATACTATATTGATAAAAAAGAATATACTGAGGAATTAATGAAGTATATAAAATCGGGTGTAGCATCAGAGAAATTAGGTGAATTGTTTAAGAGGCATGTTGATCATTATGCATCTGGTGCTAGTTTTAAAAACTATACTTACTTAGATGAAATGAAATCTGAAGCTTTGTTATTCTTAATTAAGTATTCTAAGGGATTTAAAATTGATGTTGGTCGTGATGCTTTTGCGTACTGCACCACAATTATTCATAATGCTTTCCTTCAATCTATTAACAGAGAAAAGAAACACTCATTTATCAAAGATTCTCTTATTAAGAATCAAAGAAAACTTGAAGGAAATCCGCCAAAATCTTCAGTATTTGACACAATGCAAGTTGATTAATTTGGTCATTTAATCATCAAAAAAACTAAGTAAAATATATAGGACAGGAGTTAATATGTCCTATAGAATGTGTTTCATATCTGATATTCACTTTGGAAGAAAAAATAATAGTGAAAAGTATTTGGAAATAATAGAAAATTTCTTTTATAAGACTCTCTCTAAAGTTATTTCTGATTATAAAATAAAAGATGTAAGAATACTTGGTGATCTTTTTGAGAATAGAAATAATTTAAATGTTAGAACACTTAATGCTGTTCTTGCTATGTTTCGTTGGTATCAAAAAGAATTTCCAAATGTTACTTTCACTGTCCTTGTTGGAAATCACGACCAATATTATCATAATAGAATTGATGTTAACTCTATTGAAGCAATTCGTGAATTCGTAAATATTAAAGTTATTGATAAAGTAACTGAAGAAACCATAGGAAATAAAAGTATTGTTATGTTCCCTTGGATATCTGCCGAAAGCGAAGCTGAAGTTAAATTTAAGTCAATAACTAAAGGTGAAAAGAAATATGATCTTTGCTTAGGTCACTTTGAAATAAAAGGATTTGAGATGCAAAGAGGGTATCCCGCTGAACATGGTATTGAACAAGGCACTTTCAAAAACTTTAAAAGGGTATTTACTGGTCACTTCCATATTAGAAATACTTCCAATGATGGCAAAATATCTTACCTTGGTTGTCCTTATCAGATGGATTGGGGTGACTATGGAAATGAAAAAGGAATTCATATTTACGATCTTGATACAAATGAAACAACATTTATTCAAAACGATGATTCTCCTAAATTTATTAAAATAACAACCGAAGACTTTGCTATTAAAAATATGGAGAAGATTAAATTAGCAAAAGGCAACTTCGTTAAACTTATTATTGAAAGAAAGATTCAAGAATCAACTCTTATTAAATTAATTCAAAGAGTTGAATCGTTACAACCAGTAAATCTTGAAATAGATAACCAAGTTGTTGACGATATTGCCGAATCAGAAGAAGCAAAAAAGATGCTTGAGCAATATCAACACTCAGTCGGTAAAGCAACAGATTCTAAAACATTTATGACAGAATATGTTAATAGTGTTTTGATAGCAGACGAAGGTATTGACAAAAATACTATTAGAGGTATATTAGAGGAACTTCACCAATTATCAGTAAGGGATAACGATGGCTAAAATAGAATTTATAGATGTTTCAATAAAAAACTTTATGTCCTTTGGCAATGCTGAAGTGACTTTTGATTACTTAAAAGGTATCAATGTTGTAACTGGTAAAGTTGAGAATTCATCATCAAGAAACGGTGTAGGTAAATCAACTTTACTTGTTGATTCGCTTTCGTTTGCTCTTTATGGTAAAGTTTTAAGGGGTGGTAAAGTTGTCCTTGGTGAAATGATTAATAAGATCAATAAAAAAGACTGTGTAGTTACTACTAGACTTAGGATAGATGGTGAATTAATTAAAGTAGTTAGATCAATTAAACCAAATGATCTTAAAATATATGTTGGTGAACAACAAGAATTAAAGAAGTTTGATGCAAATGGTAGAAACCAAGAGTGGCTTGAAAAGAAACTTGGAGTCAATCATACTTGCTTTAATAACATTATTATTCTTAATGTTAACTCTTCTGTTCCATTCCTTGATATGGAAGCACAAAAGAAAAGAGAAGTTATTGAGAATATTCTTTCTTCCGCTATCTATGGAAGGATGGCAGTATTGGCTAAAGATCGCCATCTTGATCTTAAAACTGCTCTCAAACAAGAAGAGGTTGCTTTCCAGTTAATCAATAAGCAATATGAAACTTCAAAGGTCACTCTTGCTAAACATCAAGAAACTATTAATCAACTTCAAGTTGAAAAAGATGCTAATTTAAGTAAACTTAACGGTGAATTAGAAAAACTTAAAAATAAATTAGAGAATTTAAAGAAGTCATTAGTTGACAAGAATCATGATTCAGAGAAAGTTGAACTTGAAAAATCTATTAAAGGGTTTGAATTAACTATTAATGACTTAAGATCATCTATCAAGATTCATCAAAACGACATCACTAAGGCAAAGGAAGCGTTGAGTCACATTGAAAATGTTCCCCATTGTCCAACTTGCCACACCCCTTCAGATAATCCATATATTCAGTCTTATATCACAACTCTAAGAAAAGAGGTTAGCGATAAGGAAGAAAACATTAATGTTGCTAAGAAGCAAGGAGCAGCTCTTGTTAAAGGTAAAGAAGAAACCGAAAACAAACTTAAAAGTATTAAAGAAGAAATAGAAAATCAAAATAAAGTTAAAGAAGAAATTAGAATTGCTAACTTAAACATCACTCATAAAGAGGCAGAAATCAAGAAAGAGCAAGACAGAAAAATTCAACATGGTGGAGTATCCCAAGAAGAAGTTAACGAACTTGAACAGAAAGTCAAAGAACATCAAGTTAAACTTGATACGGTTTCAAAGGAATTCCAGCACTACGAAGTAGTCCGTCAGATACTTTCAGAGGAAGGTCTTCGTAAGTTCGTTGTTTCAAGAATTCTTCCTATTCTCAATAGCAAAGTTAACGAATATCTTAAGATAATGGGTTCGGAATATACTCTTGTATTCAATATGAATCTTGAGGAAAAGATTCTTTCAAGAAACCGCGAAGAAAGACCTTATAACTCTTTCTCAAGCGGCGAAAAGAAGAGATTAGACTTAAGTGTTCTTTTGGCACTTATGGATATCTCAAGAATGCAAAATTCAGTTGAGACAAACTTACTCGTTCTTGATGAGGTTCTTGATACTTCTATGGATTCAGATGGAGTTGAAAACTTTCTTGAATTCCTCAAGACGGGATTTAAGAAAGCATATCCAGATAAGTGTATCTATATAATTACCCATCGTAAGGAAATTGCTGGTGAGAGTTTTGATCGACTTATCAATTTAGTAAAGAAAAATAACTTTACCGAAATTGCTTCTATTGTTGATATGACCCACCCTGAGTCTGCTTAATTAGAGTAACACATTTCTGTTGAGCATAAACAATAGCAGTTCCATAAAACTTATCTAAACTCTTTTCCCATTGTGGATCAAGTTGCTTAGAATCAATCATAAAATCTTTCAAAACACTGTATTCATCAATAAAGTGTCTAGTTAAATCAAATGTCTTATCTAACTTTATTCTTTCAATAAGTTTATAATCAATTTCATCTGTAGAAACTGATTTACTGTAGAAATTAAGAATACTTGCAAAACTTTCAATAATCTCTTTATATTGCATTATGAGTTTTGGATATTGAAGATTCTTTTGAATTAATTTATCAATTAAGAATGTTCTTCTAAAAATTCTATTTACAGACCATAACTTTCTTCTTCTTTCATCCTTTAAATCAGTTGATAATTTCTTACATAAATCATCAAGTTCATCATCAATAACAATTTTATAAGGATTAAAAGTAACTTCAGCACGAGGTCTTCCTCTTGCTTCATCTAATCCCGCTCGACGAGTTTGACTTTCAACTAACTTGAAGACACCAAAACTATCATTTGATTCATCAGTAAGTTGAAGTAGGAATTGTTTAAGATCAAGACTTGGTTTTCTGCCCTTCTTAACCTCTCCTTTTCTCTTAGCAACTCTATCGTAGTATGTAGCAACATTTGCTGGATCACTCATATCAAGAACTGAAACATATATCTTTCTTGCTCTAATATACTCAGAGATAAGAGTACTGTAAACTTTAATATCCTTTTTTGACTTTGAAATCGTTACGAGGGTTGAATCTTCGTGACCATGAGCATAAAGATCAAGCATAGCAAACATAAATTGGACAAGTTTATCATTATTGGACTTTTCAATACTCATAAAGTATTTTTTCATATTCTCCATAATGGCATCGGAGTCACCAGAAGGGGCATAATGATCCCATTGAAGTTTCTTAAAGTCTAATCCACTGGCTTGAAATACCCATTCAATATCGTTTCTCCACTTATCGTTGAATTGAATTATAGCAACATCTTTACGATCACTTGCTTTTAATGAGAAACTGTAAACTTTTTGATCAATAATGCCACTTCTATTCATAGCATTAAACTCAATAACTTTTATTTCAGCATCTTTCTTGATGTTACCAGCAACACCACTTCCACCATGGGCTCCTAAAGAACCTGATGAACTTATAACTAAGTCAATGTAGTCAATTTCATTATTTGAAGCAAGGTACTCAAGGTACTTTCTAGCCTCTTCAATATCTGGAATTGCCATTATATTTTCAAGATAAGTTTCTATCATTCTAATCATATCATCAAGTTTCTCACCTCTTTCAGTAATAACTTGAGCAATATCTGAAATTAAATCCTCAGAATAATTTACATTTAAAGCAATTCGGATACTATCGTTACTGTCTTCTATTTTGAATGCAACTTTTTTATGTTCAATTTCTTCATTTATAGTTTCTTGAGGGACTATAACGAACCTTATAGCAACAGAAACACCTCCACGACCTTGTTTAATGACTTTTGAATCAGCAAATGCTAATTCTTGAGCAGATACTTCATTTGCTAATCCTCTGGATCTTTCTCTAAGCCACTTTAAGGCATCAGTTTCTTTTTGACCCTCTGAAGCATGTTGTTTTGAACGATAAAGATGTGCAAAGTAATAGATAGTAAACTTATCAGTTACTTCTTTACCTTCAAATTTAAATTTACTATTATCTTCTGAATCTTTATATTGAATGAAATGTTGTAAAATTTTACTTTTTAAAGAAGTTACTTCTGATTCAATACCAATATCTTTAAAAAGTTCCTCTGATTTAGTATCAGAATACTCTTTAATAGATTTTTCAGAAGGAACTTTTTTAGTTTCTTTTTTTGCTGCTAATATTCTTGCTTTTAAGTCTTCACTCTTACTTAAAAATAAAGAACTTGCTTCATTAACTTCACTATCAAAAATTATAAACTTTCTCTCTTTAGTTACATTAATATGCTCAATTGCATTTAAAATATCTTCAGTAGTTGTTTTATTAGTTACAAAATAATCACCTACACAAAGTGGAAAAATAAGTTCACTTAACTCACCCATAAAAGTTCTATGGGTCTTTAGTTTCTTATCGTCACTTTGAGTTTCTTGGTTACTTAAAGTATCTTGGTTAGTTGGAGTTTCTTCAGTAACCGCAAGAGGAGGAGTAACTTCTTTACCTAGAGCTAAGTTAAAGGTTTCTTTAATTAATTTCTGAAACTTATCTTTATGATTTGGCATATTTATTTCCACTTTTCACTTATTTATAACTTTAAGTAACTAAGGTACACAATATCTCTAAGTTGCGGAGTCTTTAAAAATTTAAGTGCCATATGTATGTAATTTTTGCTGCTAATAACTTCGTGGCGGAAGTTATCGTCAAAGCAATTTGTTGACTAGACCATTACTGGCGTAGTGTATCGTAAGTTTCTCCAAACTCCTACTCCTAGGCATATGGTTTACATAAACCATATATACGACACCGTGGAATCCTTTTATATAAAGGAATCTCCCGAAGGCTTAAAACTATTCAAAGTACTTTTACTTCTTCTTTGACTAAGAAGGTTTTGATATTTATCACATAACTCTAATCTCCAAAGGAACTCTAGTTCCATATTTTCTATTAACATCGGAAAAAATTAACGGACACCAAGTTTTCTCGGGTCCGTAGAAAGAAGCAGTAGTAGTTCTAAAGTATGGAAATCTATTTCTCCACTTAACAAATAACCTAGAACCATGTTCTAGGTATGAGTTTTGATGATCTGGTTTTACAAGATTTTGCTGACCATCTGAAAGATGAGTACAATCCGCATCAACGGCAAAGTTTCTATAACCAGCAGATAAGGCATTTAAACATATATCGGCACCATAGAAATGATAATGATCAAAAGTTTTTTCATCATATTTTATATTTAAATCTGATCGACATGCCATTATACATTCATCAAGTGTTTGTACTTCCTTAAATGAACCATGTTGTTGTCTCATCATATCTGCGAAAGTTATATTTCTTCCTGTTATTGATGCCGATGAATTTGAAAGGTAAATAGCACCATATTCAGTTGTGGGTGACTTATTTAACTTACCAGTTCCAGCAATTCCTAAGAAACCAACTTTAAATTGTTTTTCTAGATTATCAAAAGACTGTTTAAATCTCTGTATCCAATATTTAGGTACTAGTAAATCTTGATGGGTCAAGAAATAGTAATCACTATTAGCAAGACTCATTCCGAAATTTAAAGCCTGGGAGCAACTTTTAAATTCATTTTTGTGGTTAAAAACTGGAATTAACTGAAAAGTATAATCAGTTTCTTGTAACAAAAGGGTATTCAAAAAGTCTATGTAAGTCTTTTTGTCGTGAGTTAAAGTAATTATTGCGAAAGTAGTTTTATCCACTCGTTTTTTATAATCAGAAAACGGTTTTGATGTATCTAAACTATTAACCAACTGGATAGTAGATTCTACTTCTTTTCTATTTTGATCTAAAACATTCATTTGTAAATTCTCGATTTTATAATAATCTGGACTTTGAACCTCCGTTAGACCATTATACTGAAGTAATTCGTCTGGTCCAGAGATAATCTGCCCTGGTTTGATAATTAATTTTTTCCCTTGGTAAATTACGGAGATTGAATATTTAGATCTATTTTGGAATTTCTTGGACATCTATATTAATCTCTTTTTCTTTTAACGGGAATTCGTTCTTTTTATAGTATCTTTTTCTAGTATTGGCATGGTCTTTAGAAGATTCAAGATTCTCAGAAATATCATATAATTGAAGTTTAGTCTTAGTGTTATGCAAACGAAGTCCTCTACCGACTGCTTGAAGTGTTCTAATTTTTGATTTACCAGCCGCAGCAAAGATAACAACATGAAGTCTATTAATAGAAACACCAACAGCAAATACACCATCTGATGCAACTGTTACATTTCCTCCAGATTTTTCAAGTGACTTTCTAAGTAACTGTCTTTCTTCTGGGGAAGTTGCTCCGTAAATAAAAGGAGAATCAAATCCCTTTTCTTTTAGCATTTTTTGAAGAGTTTCTCCATGCTCTATTCTTCTAACAAGGATAAGCACATTCTGACCAGAATCAGCATGCATCTTTGCTATGTTAACGATTGCTTTATTTCTTGATAAATCATTAACAATAAAATCCTTTTCAGCAACATAACCATCTTCTTTAAGTTTAGAAACAATATTTTGTGGGTAGTTAAGTCTGATTAAATTAATATTTAAATCCGAAATTGCTTTTTCTTCTATAAGTTGCTTTGGAAGAACTTGGTCTAAAACTCGTCCTGTTACACCTTCAACAAGCATTCTTTCTGCTTTATCATCTGGTAATGTAGCAGTAAACCCTAAACGATACTCTGCATTAAGTGCCTTTGTAGCAACTGCTTTTATTTCATCTGCTTTAAGTCCATGACATTCATCAACAAGAAGAACTGTAAACTGACCCAAAAGATCCTTATGGTTCATCATAGATTGCCAAGTACTAACCACAATAGGACAATCTATTTCTTTTTGAAACTGATAGAATCTACCAATGACATCACCTGGAATACCATAACTCATCATATCATCTTTCATTTGATCAACAAGACTAACTGATGGTACAAGTAGAAGAATTTTATGAGTTGGTTGTTTCCAAAGAAGATAGTTACACACAAGAGTAATTGTAAGGGACTTACCACTACCAGTAGCATGTTCAATGACTCCTCGTTTCCAATAGAGTGCCTTTAAAGCTCCTCTAAGTTGGTAGTGTCTGGGAATCATTTCTGGGTTAATTCTTTCAACTATAGATTTATTAAATTCCTCTTTAAATAATTCTTGATCAGTAATATCTGGTTTAAATGAAGGGTCTACAATTATGTTTTTAGATTCGCTTTTAACATAATTATATATCATATTAAAATGACCAAGGTAAAACTTTCCACTTTTTTCTACAAAGTGAATCTTACCATCCCACACCCCCGCACGATATTGAGGCATGTAGAAATAATTTTGAACTCTAACCGCAAATCTACGAAATAAAGCTTCTAAAAGACCAATATCATCGGTGACGATACGACCATATACATTGTTAAGTTTTATAAATTTTATTTCACTCATTTAACACCGATTTCAATTTTATGATATTCTCTCAAATCCTTTAATATGTATATTTTACCATTTAGGAATTTATATTTATTCTCTAAAACTGCACAAATGCCTTCTTGGTATTCGTAAGCAGTAGATATTCTAAGCCATTTTTCATTTTTATAAACATATTCATCCATATCTGATTTCTTAAGTGCTAAACCGTTTTTAAATTTTAGATCCTCAAAAATCTGACCTTTAAGTTTATTACGAATTATGTTTATAGAAGTTAAAATAAATTTTTCTTTCATTAGAGTGCTTAAGCATTTACCAGTTTCTTCAAAGGTTTCTTTATAATCATTCAATATATCCATTTCATCAACTGGAACATTAAAAAGTTCGTTAATTTTATTTGCCTTCTCTTCAAAGAAGGTATCAATTTCATCAACATTGTGTGAGAGGATTTCATGAACTTCCATTAGTAAACCCTATCATATGTTTGAATGTTATGAAGTATTCTCTGCTTCATTTGAATACTATCTAAAAGTTTCTCATAGTATTCAACGAGAATCTTTTGAAAGTCGGTCCATAATTTGAGTTTTTGATATTTTTCATTTGTATAAATCCATTCACGAATTTCCGATTCGCCAGAAAATGCTCTATTAACATCTTTACCATCTGGTCTAGTTACAACAACTTCACCTTCCTTGGCGATTGAATAAAGTCTTGAATACAACTTCTGAAGTTCCCTATTAAGTTTAGTAGCATCCATTTTTGCTTTGAGCCATTCTGAACGAATGGAATGACTTTTATATATTGTAGTCACAAGTTCAGTATTAAGTTTTGCTTCATCCATCAAAAAGATGTCAGCATATTTCTGATTAAGAGACTCTAATTTATCTCTTAAAAGGGTTTCAATTTCATCTAAACTTTTATCAAATAAACTCACGAAGAATCCTTTATAATAGTATAAATATTATACCATTTTCAGGAGTTTATATGAGCATAAGTGACAAACTAGAAAAAGAATTAATTAAAGTTGAAATAGAAAAATCAGATCCTATTCCACTTGAAAAGATACTTGAAATAATATCTGCTTTAAAGCATTTAGATCAAGATCTTAAACCCATACTTGAAATAATAACAAGATTCATGGAACAGACAACAGACGAAAAGTTCAGAGCTTTGATGCTTAAAAAACTTTTAAAGTTTTATGGAATCAATAATTCCGATATTTTAACATGTAGACAAAAAATCATACTTGTGGATAGACAACTAGTTAAAACACCATTTTTAAAATCAAAACAAAAAGAATGTATAAATATCTTGTTGAAGGATTTAAACATATTATAATGGATACTTTTAAAAAATTCTATACCGATAAAACAGGTGACTCCTTTACAAAATACAATGTTGTTTTGTTCGTCGGTGAGTATAACCCAATAACATATGATGAGTATGACAGAATTCGTCAGTTTGTAGATACCGTTATTAAAGGTCCAGAACATACTAAAATGTTTGAAGACTCTGTAGATATCGGAATTATAATGAATGCCGATAAAGATGAGGAGAAATTCTCAGTACAGAAACAATATAACCTAAGTTTTGAAGAGAGAAATTACATAACAACTAAAATTTTTGGTCTTAAAGCTATTTCTATTGACTTAAAGCAACTTGAGATGGCTCAACAACTCTCCAAGGTAGGTGATGTTGAAAAATTAAATGAATTACTCTTTAAAGTATCCGAAGATATGAAGAAAGTATTTCACAAGAGTAATATTTTAATTGTTCTTCGTGATAAAGATAACATCATTAAAGACGGATTTCAACATATTAAAGGAACTTACGAGACTGATTTAAATACCGAATCAAAAGTTGATTTAGTTATATTTAAACATAAACAACATGTTCCAAAATCAATAAGTATGCCATGTGATGGACAAATCATTAAGGCAATAACTTTACTTAATGCTGATAAACCATTACCAGAGAATCTCAGGGCATTTGCTGCTAAGTATGGTCTTTTAGATTACATTGATGAAATTAGAAGAATTCATTTTAAAACTGGTGGGGAAAGATATCATCTTGCTTTTGAATTAGTTTTTCCACAGATGAATTTATTTGCTGGTCAAGATGAAGCAAGTAAACAAGCAAACATTTTATTTATTATGGATTTGCTTAAAGAAATGTATTTAAAAATTTCGGTTTAATATAAATAACAACACAGAAACAGGAGAATTTTATGAATTGCCCTTATTGCGGATCAACTCTTTTAGAAGAAGCTTCAAATTTTAATGAATTTACTTGCAACCTTTGTAAGTGTGAATTTAAACACGACGGAGATCGTTATCGAATATTTGAGGAAGGTAATTATAAAAAATTCTGTGATAACATAATGTATCATTTATGCGAAAAGGCATCTCCAAAAGTTTCTAACATTCTTGTTTCTGTTTTAAGTCAACTTAAGAATAATGGAGTTGAAGAGATTGATACCGTCCTTGAGCATCTTCAAATGGTAGCTTCAAATGTTTCTAGTGAAATGGTTATTGGTCTTCAAACCGAATCAGATTTAGAAGTAGTTAAAGAAGGTATAGAATGCTTTAATAACTTGGGCAACACTCTTTTAAAGAGAGATGACTTAGAATTAGATCTTCATCGTTTCTCTAGACTTCAAGAAGCTAAGGCATTTTACGAGAAAGTATATGTTTCAGCAATAGATTCTCCTACTGTTAATGGTTTTAAAAAAGGAGCAATGGAAGAGGGTTCCGAAGCACAATCGTCTGAAGCAAAAAAAGAGAGACTTAAAGATGCATTAAGTGCAGCTTTTCATGGTGATAATGATGTTTATGTTAATGGGGAAATGATAGATATTCAAACAGCACTTGAACAAGCTATTAAAGGTGCTTTAACTGCTGATCCAAAAGTTTTTGATAATATGAAAAAACCATATCTCGGTGGTAATAATGGAAATTACTTTGAAAAAGAATTAATTCCACAATTAGATAAAGCATCAAGAGAATTCCCTTCCTTAAAAGCTAGTGTTGAGGAACTTAAGTCAAAATTAACAGGTGTTCAGACTGAAAATACCATGGATGGACTTCCAGAACAACCAATCGGACCAAGTGGATTTGAAGACACGGGAATTGCTCCTGGTTTGGAACAAACACCTCCACCAGAATTAGATGTACCACCAGAAGACTTAGCATTAGCTGGTCAACCTCCAATGGGTGGAATTAGTGATACAGAAATAGGTGGTCCAAATGACCCAGATTTACAACCAGGCGGCGATCCTTCTGCTATTGCTCCTCAAGATATTGAACTTGCAAAACAACAAGTTCCCTTTGAAGAAGAATTACTTGAAAAATTAGCAGAAGTCATGGCAAAAGGATACAGTGAAGGTAATATTGCTATGGAAGCGGATTTTGCCGAAGCTCTTATGAATTGCGAAGAAGCTAAAGGAATGTGTGAGAATATTGGCAGCATGCCAGAAGAAATTGTTTATGAATTAGCACAAAAAGTAGCCAATAAACTCCAAGAAAACCCAGCATTAGCCTCGTTAGCTGGAGCCGCTGCTGGTGGCGGCGGGATCGCCAGTGGTAATACAGTAAATATTAATACCGAAGGTGATGTTTCCGAAGAGCAACTTTGTGAAGCAATTGAAATTCTTTCAAAGGCAGCTAATTTAACAGAAGAGGAACTCAAGGATTTATAATGTCTAAGATGTCTGAAAATTTACTTCAACGAGGAGTATCAGCAGTTGTTGGTGATATAACTAAAAATACTATCTATCAAGGATTAAGTCAAGATCTCGTAAATAAAATTTTTGGATTTAAAATAGACATAAAAAAGGCATCTCCTCCAACTAAAACAACTGAGAAATATCAAGCAGTAATTCCAGAATATGCTTTAAAAAAGAAGACATATGATGTTTTTGTAAAAGAAAAAAAAGGAAAGAACATTGAAGAAACAATTCAAATTCTAAAAGATCCTAAAAATGAAGAAGTTCTTAAATTTTATTCTTGGAAATATTATATTGATATAAAAATAAATAAAAAACACAGAGATATTGCTCGTGAAGAAGTTATTTATGATATCATTAGAGACATTGATACGGATTCAATGAAAATAGAAGATAGTCATAAAAAAGAATTATATGATATTGTAGATAATAAAATAATACAATTTGCAAGAACTAAAGAGAGAGAAATGGAAAACACTCTCAAAAAGATGCCAACAAAGGAAAGCAACATGACATTTAAACATTTTTTTGAATCAAAGAACATCAAAGAAGGTGCTGCCGAAATTGCACAAAAACAAGCAATGAGATCAAAAGTTGATGCTGCAAAAGCAGATGCCAAGGCCGCTCAAGATGAGGCTAAAGCTGGTACAATTGCTGCTAAAGAAAAAGAAAAGCAAGCAAAATTACAAGCTAAGAATGTTATGGTTGCTGAAGGAACATATGCTGGTGCCGATGGTGTCAGTAAGAAAATTCCATTTACTCAGAACCCAACTCTCCAACCACAAGCAGTCGGACCTAAAGATAAAGATTCTAAGGAAGATAAAGACACAGAATCAGATGATGGAAGCAAGGATCGTAAAGAGAAACTTGAGAAAATTACCAAGGAACTTCAAGCACTTGCAGATGATGCTTGTGCGGTTGCTAAAGATAACATCGATGCAACTGAAGATACTCTTATTGCCAAGATTGCTGCTAAAGAATATAAGTCACTCAAAGAAGGTGCTACTTCTTGGGAAGAGATGGAAAAGCATCTTGCTAAACTTGAAGAGAGTGGTTGTGCTGGTGGTGTTTGTGCTATTGGTGCTGGTGCTCCAGATATGGGAGTTGGAAGAGGAGCAATGACAATTTCTCCAATGGGATCTCTCGGACTTCAGACACAACCAGTTAATTCACAAGTTCCACAAGTCGCTGATCGTTCAACAATTTATAATTTTATAAAAAATAATGATCTTCATAGAACAAATAGAGATTATGCATTGAATATGCTTTTATCTCAATATGGTAATTCTCAAACAGAACTCTCCACAATTTTAAGTGATGCTATACTTTCTGATGGCAACCCATCTGATATTGATGCATCTTATGGATACCAGACAGACACTTTCTCTGCAAGGTTTGATCCAGCAGCAACAGCATATCCACCAGAAG